GTACACCCTAAATCTTTTGTGAATTATATACCTTCACCCTCCTACTCTGTGTTAGGTAGTTGTGAAGGTGGCGTTACACCGAAGAGTCATGTTGTTGAACATCCATGGTCACAAGATGTGTCTGAAATTTTTGGTTATTCGAACAAGTGGGGACCACCTGCTTTTAAAGGAACACAAGAAGGTGAAGGTTATTGGAAGCCATGGTATGACACGATGTGTAAAGTGGCTAAACCATGTCTTGGTTTTCCTGGTGAGTTAGTCCATAAGAGCATTATGGATTACTATGACCAGGTGTCACCACTCTTTCAAACTGAATTAGCGTATGAGAGATGTGTCCCTCTAACGCCTTTGCAATGTATTAACGGCATACCAGGACGTAAGGGTATGGAACACATTAATTTCAAGAGTTCCCCAGGTTTTCCATTAACAGGGGCTAAAGAGAAGTGGATCACCCAGTTAGAAGGTGAATTAGAAGGTATTCACAATCCCAAGGATTTAGATCCTATGTTTTGGGAAGAAGTGGAAAGGATTAGAGAACATTATCTGCGAGGTGAGCGATATCACCCTATTTTTAAGGCTTGTCTTAAAGATGAGGCTAAAAAGAAGGGTTCAGCTAAAGTTCGACTTTTTTATGCTGCACAACTTGCCTTTGTGCTTGAAATACGTCGGTTATTTCTACCTGTCTGGCATATGTTTGCTATCAACCCTCTGGAATGTGAACAAGCTGTAGGTATAAATTGTTCGGGTCCAGAATGGGAAGAATTAATGCAGCATATTGAGCAGTTCGGTAAAGATAGAATTGTTCCAGGAGATTACAAGGAGTATGATAGTCGTATGTGTGCTCAACTAACTCAAGCCACGATGTGGCTCTTCATCAAATTTGCTGAGTTAACCGGTAACTATAGCCCGGATGATATACTCATAATGCATGGGTTGGCTAATGATATGTGCAATCCCAGAGTTGCAGTTAATGGCACAATGGTTGAACTTGTTGCCAGTGGACCATCAGGTACCCCCGGCACAGTCCAGATCAATGGTGTCAATAATAGTTTGTATGCTCGTTTGTCATATTTTGCAGCTGGCAATAAAGGTCCCTTTAATAATGATATAGCCTTAACAACATATGGTGATGATAACATGGCGGGAGTTAGTGTAAGGTGTAATTGGAATTTCCAGATTCACAAAACTTTCATGGCGCTTCATGACATAGTTTACACCACGCCAGATAAGGATGCAGACAAAATTGTTGATTTTTATCACATTGATGATGTCGACTTTCTTAAAAGGAAAAGTAGCTATATTCCAGAACTGGGGTGTAGAGTTGGAGCATTAGAAATTGAAGATTCTATTATGAAACCTCTGCACTGTGGAGTCCAGAGTAGTGAGGACAGTAAAGTTGTGCTCAGCTCTATCATAGATGTAACTTTGTTTGAAAGTTTTTTACATGGCCGAGAAATCTATGATGATATGAAAGAGAAGCTTGATCTGCTGGCTGTTCGGTACGGAACAGCTGCAGATGGTCTACGTAAGAGTTTTGATGACCGTGTTCTTGAGTGGCATCAGAATTACACCCGTGAGATTTAATACACGGGAAAACCCGTCCTGGGGTGACGTTAAATGCCCAGGGAGTTCGCACTCTCCCTACTATTGTGAAGCAAAGGCGCTACATGTATTGGATACCGA